TTTTGTTACCAAACAATCAGGAGATGCTGCCAGCGAGGTTACATTTATCGGTGGAGAAGAGGCTTCGGGGGTTGTCCCAGGCTCTCATGTTGGGGCTAGTGGTCCAGACGAACTGCATAATGCTATACATGCTAGCATACACCTTGGTACCACTGATTGGCTTGTGAGTAGTGGAGAGGGAGTTGTTCTCAAATCGTACCTTCTTCCAAATGCTATATGGGCCACTAATGAAAGAATGAAGAATTTTGCCAGTTACTTCCAATATTACACCTGTGATGGTCTTGAATTTGAAATAACTACCACGAGTATTGGCATGCAGGGAGGTACTCTATTGGTGTGCTGGGATGCTTTAAATTGCGCCACAAATCAAAAGATTGACACTGTTTTGCAACTTAGCAATTTACCTTTTAAACTCATTCATGCATCAAATTCGACAAAACTGAAATTTAGGATTGAGAATCCAAATATTCAGCATGCAATGTGCTTATCAGGAAGTGAGGGATCTATATCCTCCCTGGGGTCTCTAAAGATGTGTATTGCCAATGGCCTGAATTCAACAGCGGAAGCAAGTCAGCGTGTAGCAGTTAATGTGTGGGTTAGATTTATTAATCCTCGCTTCAACTTCTATACCATATATCATGAAATTGTGGCGTCTCAGAGCCCCAACAACATTATTAGATCTCCTACTCTTGGAGACCTTGAGGCTATCGTTGCCGTTGGCAAGTGGAGTACTACATCCCCAATGAACTTAATGCAATTGACTGTCCATCCGACAGCTATCGATGTAAGGGGAGGCCTTGTCACGCAGACATCATTAAGTGTCGTCTCTCACTTGTTCGCTCGATGGAGGGGTTCCCTTGACTATCGCTTTGTCTTTGCTGCATCGCAATTTGTGAAAGGGAAGGTTATTGCGAGTGCTGTTCCTGTCGCCTTTCGAACAGGAGAAATGAGTTTAAGACAGATTACGTGTTTTCCCCATGTTGTTTGTGACCTTGGGGATGGGAACAAAGAATTTCATTTGAACGTGCCATATTATTCC